GCTACGGATACCCGGACGACGAGTACTTCTTCCTCAAGATCTTCGATGCCAGCAGGCGCTACTCGAAGCCTTCAGGGGCTGCGGCGTGATGGGTCTGCCCACAGGAATTAGGACTGAGCCATAAAAAGCCATGGTATAAGCGTCCAGGACCACTGGCGGCGACGATTGCGTGCGCTGTGGTGGCTGTGATCCTCATCGTGCTGACCGTAAATCCGATTGCGATGAAGCCCGAAAATACTAGCGAAGCATATTGGGAAGCTGGCAAGAAGGCTGTCCAGATAGCGCAGGATTATAAGGACACAAAGATTACTTCGCAGGACGCAGCGGACAAGCTGAGCGTGGTCCTTTCGTCCCTTCCATCCACGACTCCAGAACAGGAGGTAAAGGATAATAGCGCGACTGCTAAAGCGAAGTCATCCTCGGTGAAGGCGAATGACGAGCATATACGTAGCTGTATCACATATGTCAAGAATGATATTGAGTATACGATGATGGCTTCCACTATTGGCGCCAGTGGGAAGTCAATAGATAGTGATCTGGCGGCATTGAAGAAAGCTGTCGGATATCACTAGTCCTTATGGAAACAGTGCAGCATCCTTAACTGGAAATGGTCGAGGAGAAGTTCAGGAGCTTGCGACATTTTGCCGCAAGCTCTTTTTTCGGTTTGATGTTTGCGATAAGAGCCTGTAGCAGTGACGCCATCTAGGTCGCTATTGTCTCTCCGCAATGTGTTCATGGGGCTGCTGGCTATTCTAGTCTGGCTATAGCGGGCGATAAGGACATTGGGCTGCAGACCTCTGCGGATCCAGCATTCGGTGGCGAGAAGTGCTGCTGGGCTGCTGGCCTATGCGGTGGATCTTCTTGCGGCTGGTTTTGATGTCGATAAGGACATCGGGCTGCAGCCGCATTCGGGCGATGCTGCGACCCTGCCGCTAGCTTGTGCAGGCTTATCCATAGTGGCTCTACTGCGTATTACTGCGAACTACTGCAAACCTGGCTTCGCAGTGATGCCAGTAGACATGGTACTTGAGTAAATGTGCGCTGCTATGGCTGTCGCTGTTCATGCCGAGAAGAGCGTGGGCTTGGCTCTTCTCGGCGTCGCACGGGCTAATGATGGCGATAAAGGCGTGTGGCTTGCGGCGATGTTGCTGGTGCTCATGCCGAGAAGGGCATGGTGCTCGAAGCTTCGGCTTATCGTGCCTATGTCGATAAGGACGTCGGGCTTCTGGCTGCTTTCGTTTTGGCTTATATCGAGAAGAGCGTATGGTCGCGGCCGGGTGCTTTGAGGATGCAGGGTGCCTCTAGGCTCCTCTGAGCACGTCGTCCATGACTGCGTATCTCACAGCGTCGATAGAGTGGTCGTTTCCGTCGGGGATCTCGTCTATCCAGGTGCCGTCCCGGTCGCGCTCGAACTCCTTCAGGCGGAACTCCTCATAGGCGAGAGGGCATCTGGCGGGGTCGATGACAATCTCGCGCAGGCCTGCAAGCCATTCGTAGGAGAGCCTCCTCATGTTGCTCTTGCGGGCAGGACGTATGCGCAGGTGCGCCTCCCTCCTGTATACCGCCATCGATTGCTTGCCATCGGGCGTGTCGTCGCACCATATCAGCTCGTCATGCAGATAGGGCTTCTCCTTCCCGTCGTCCGAGAAGGTCAGCGCGTCTGCAACCATTGCCGCGGTCTCGGCAGGCGTCTTCCTGTTGGCCGAGAGTTCCTGGAAGAGATAGAGCCTCCTCTCGCCGGGAATCCAGCCGGCGCGCACGAAGCGGAATGGATCGGGAAACCAGCCCCAGTCGATTCCGGATCTCGTTCGCGAGAAACCCCGGCACTCGGCGTCCGTCAGCCGCTGGCTCCTGATGTTTCCGAAGACGCTGCCGCCTGTGCCTGTGACCTCTCCGAGGTACTCGGATCTCCAGGCGCGCTCGTCGACGTCGTGCAGGTATTCTGCTTCCTCGATGAAGGGCGTGCCGAGCCATTCGGGATGGGAGTCGATTACGTCGAGATAGGAGGACTGCCTCACGAGCGTATCGCTTCTCTGCTCGCGCTCGATCTCCTCGCGGTTCACCCAGGACCAGAGCGTGCGGGGCGGATTGTAGGAGTAGAAGATCCAGAAGTCGTCTCCTCCTCGCCTGAGGGAGTTGAGGATCGAGCGGATCGCGTCGATGCCGTCGAACTGGTCGAGCTCCTCGAACCAGATGACGGCTGCGTAGCCGTGGCCGAACTTCGTGCCCTTGAGCTTGAGAGGATCGTCGGCGCCGCGGAAGACGATCCTCTGCCCAGTGGGCAGATAGGTGAGCTCCATGGGGGAGACACGTGCCCTGAAGTACTTCTCGAGGCCGAGCTCCGAGATGGCCCACTGGACCTGCTCGAAGACGCTGTCGCGCAGGGTGTTCGAGAAGCGGCGGATCACTACGGCGTTCGCGTCTTCGTGGGCGAGAAGGACGAGGAGGATCGCGACCGATATGAAGGAGCTCTTAGTGCTGCCGCGGCCGCCGTGGAGCCAGTAGTGGGTGTGGCCGTGGCACATGACGTCGCCGAGGACGTCGTGGAAGGCGGGAATGATGAGACTGCTTACGTCGATCTTCATCGCGTCTCTCCATCAGCTGGATAAAGATCTGGGCGAGAAGAGCCTGGGGCTCCGTCCTCTTCAGGGCGAGAAGGACGCGAGCGTCCGTCCTCATCAGGATTTGTCAGATGCCGAGAAGAGCCAGGTGCTTCGGGCCCGTTGTCGAGCTCATGCCGAGAAGAGCCAGGGGCAGCTTCCACAGGATTAGGTTCTTGGCGAGAAGAGCCTGAGGTTTCGCCGTCCTCGTCGAAGGAAAGATCGAGCTTCTCCTGCACGGGCTTGGCCACAACGCCGAGGACGATGCGGGGAGTGTCGCTTGCACCTTCGTCCTCACGGCGACGGTCGGCCTTGCCGTACTCGTCCGGATACTTGCGCTCGAGGAGCCACGCGGCTGCCGTCCAGTATTGGTTCCTCGCCAGAGCCGCGGCACGGATTGTCGTGAGGAGCGTGTGCTTGAACTCGGCTTCCTCCTTTTTTAGTCCGTCGCTTAATTCGCGCTGCAGCTTGTTCTTCGGCTCGCCGATCCAGCGGTAGAACGTGGAAGGATGGATTCCCAGAGCGCAGATGATATCTGCGTCTGCCAGCCCGTCACCCTTAAGCTTGATGGCCTCTGCCACCATCTCTTCTGTCAGCTTCGCTCTTCTTGCCATTCAAGGCCACCTCCTCGTCGGTCTCTTTCCAAGGCCCCATGCTCGCAGGCGGTCACAATGAGGCGGAGACACAAGGAGAGGGCCCCAGGCTGTCCTGGGACCCTCGATCAGTCTCTCTTCTTCCTGTTGCGCTCGCGCCGGTTCGGCAGGTGGTACTTGTCGCAGAGGCGCTTGTTGGCCTGGCGCAGGGCCTCGCGCTCCCGGTGCATGGCTTCGAGCTCCTCGGAGTCGCCTTCGGCCGCCTTGCGCTCCTGTTCCAGGAGCTCATGGAAGGCACGCTCCTCCTCGAGGTGCAGGAGCTCGCTGCATTTCCTGCAGAGCCCCGTCGAGCGATTGATCTTCACGCCGGTGGCGCCGCATCCCGGACAGACGCTCCTCACCATGAGGGAGACATGATTCCTGCTTGCGCGGGTCTCGATGGACTTCACGGAATGGCGCACGCCGCATTCCTTCCAGATCCGGTCCGCCACGGCCTTGGCGCCCAGGTAGCTGTAGGCACGAAGCACGTCGTCCTGCTCCTCGTCCCACCTCATCTGGTGACACCTCCCCGGACGTCACCATATGCCGGGTGACAGGGATGGGGCATCCTGCCTGCATAGATGCTCCCTGTCACCATGTCACCAGGCATCGGGGGCAGCAGGCTGCTCCATGCGCGCGCGTGCGCGTGCATGTGCGCGAGGCCATGCATCATGATTGAGAAGGTGACATTGGTGACAGGAGGGAAGGGAAGGTGTCCTTCCTGCTGAATGCCCCGGCTCATCTGTCACCACCCCTGTCACCGGAGGGGGTCGTAGCAGGTGACATGGGTGACGCGCTGCCGTCGCTGTGGCCCAGGAGCTCCTCGACTGCCGAGTAGTCGATGCAGACGCACCAGATCCTGCCGCCGCTGCGAAGCCGCCTCTGCCGGGTGAAGCGCCGCCCATGGTCGGTCACCACAAGGAGGCCTTCGTCGCTCATGCGCCTGAGCGTCTTCTGGCAGTCGTAGTTCGCGCGGGTGAGGGCCGACTCCAGCACGCTCTGGAAGACGCACCAGATCTTGCTGGTTCCGCGCTGCTCGATCATGCCCCAGCGGTCGAGCCGGTCGAGCTCGGCCGAGTCCTCGAAGTGGAGCGAGTTCTCGATGAGCCATTCGGCTATGAACTGGATGGCCTTCATGTCGGTATCGCCGCCATCGGATCCGGTCGCGTTGCCGAGGATCCAGGAGGCAAGCTTCAGGGCGTCAGCGGTGCACGAGGCCCAGTCCGCATTGCCGAACACGTAGAAGGATGCCAGGGCATCGGCCAGGGCAAGGAGGGCGACGTTGTCGGCCTGCGGATGCCCGCCTGCGAGGCGTCCCACTTCCTGGCGTATGCGGGCGAGCTCTGAGCGGTACCACTCTGGCGTGTTGTTGCGAAGCATACGAACAAATGTACGCCCTGCAGTGCCATGCTGGGCTGCGACGAGATGGTGCATCGCCTGGGCGTCGCGCACGTCGGTGAAGGGCTCGGCATTGAGCTCGAGCGTCCTGTTGGCGGCTCCCTGCTGGGTGGATCCGCCCACGATGGGGATCTCGCCCGTCGCGATGGTGAGGGACTTCCAGGACCCGCCGCGCATCATGGAGCGGTCGTTGTTGAGGGCGCCGCGCTCATGGCCAAGGCTCAGGCTGTAGAGCAGGTCCTCGACGATCTGGCGCTTGGCGCCCTGGCCTCCTGGAGCGCTCTTGGACTGCAGCTCGTCGATGATCACCGGCACGTCGTGCAGGAGCGCCGCTGCGCGCACGATTGACTTCGGGGTGTCGGCGAAGGTCCTGAAGTAGGAGTCGGAGCCCTCGGTCGGGTCTCCCCAGACGGATCCTGCCGCCTTGAGCGTCGGCGTCTTTCCGCTTCTGGAGCGGCCCCAGAGATAGACGATGAAAGTCTGGACGCCGACAAGCGAGACAAGAGGGCTTGCGAAGCTTGCGGCGAGGATTGTCCTGAAGGCAGGGGAGGAGCTTCTTGTCGGTTCAATGCCGGCTGTCCATTCCTCGAGCGTCCCAGCCGGCTCCATGAAGGGGCGCGCCTTGAGGGCCTCGTCGGGCGAGGGGTCGAATCGCATGGTGCCTCCTGCGTCATAGGGCATGAAGGATCCAAGCGGTTTGTCGGCCCATCCGAGATGGCGGACGCTCCAAGCAGCCGGACGGATATCTCCGAGCCGTCTCTCGCAGTCAGTGAGGTAGCGCACGACCTCCTTGCAGTTCGAGGAGGAGACATTCGCGCCCATGGGAGCAAGGGCAGAGATAGCGCGATTCTGGTTGAGGAGTACGTCGCGGTCCATGGCACGCTCGCGGAGCTTTCCATGTACGCGCAGACGCACGAGGGCGCGCATGTCATGGGTATCGACATCCACGAGATCGAGTGCCACCCAGGGCGCCGTCGAGGAGACGCTTCTCTTCGGCTCGCCTTCGGCATCGACTGCCCAGAGCCGTCCCTGCTTGTCGACCTTCCATCCCTCGACCGAAGGCGCATGGTTGGGATCGAAGACGGGGGCGTCGGCTTTGCCTGTCGCCTTGCTGCCTTGTGTGGCGGCAGACGCTTCAGACGAACATATGTTTGTGTCATTGCCGGATATCTTCTGGTTGTGGTCTCCTGCGGGCCTGGCAGATCTGGGCTTGTAGAAGTCCTTGCAGCCCTCGATCGCGCGCTCTATGGTCTGTGCGCCATAGGTTGTGCCGCCCCGCCTGGAGTCCCATTTGTCGCGCATGAGGCCGGAGGCACGGAAGATGCGGTCGATCCTTTCGACATCGCCGGCGCACCAGAAGGCGAGATGCGAGCAGAGCGCCATGTCGGCAGCGGAGTGGTCGTTCCCCTGTGCCGACATATCTCCGTCCATGAGGGCACGAATTGCAGCGCCCGAGGAGGAGGCATAAGCGCGCTCCAGGAGATCTGCATCTGAGAGGGAAGAGCCAACAGCCTGATTCGTGGCTGCTTCTGTGCCAATCGTTTGAGCTTGTGTCAGGCTCTGCTGCTCGGTCGGCTTTCGGTATTCAGGGTCTATCCAGAGCCGGTATGCCTTCTCCACGACTGCCGGATTGGATCCGAGTGTGCTGTTGCCCTCGAAGACGTTTCCCGTCACGGTAAAGTACCGGTCATGGTCATACATCTCGACTGGGCCCTTGCGGCTCTTGGAGGCGCCTTCGGGCTTCTGTCCCTCGAAGATGAGATGGAGGCCATCGCCCGAAGGCGATACCTCGACGTAGGTGTGGGCCTGACTCACCACCCAGCGGTAGGCGTCGGCCAGATGTCCGTCTGAGATAACGTGGTCGAGATCGAGACCGGTGAAGCGCCGGTCGGGACCGAAGACGAAGCCTATGCCGGAAGCGTGCCAGCGCTCCACGGCTGTGGATGCCTCGTCGAACGATGCCCAGGTGGAAGGATCGGTGCTTGACGCCATCTTGCCGGTCCTGGGATCCACCGGCAGCTTCGTGATGCGTCCGTTCCTGGTCTGCCGCTTCCAGCACACCCAGCGGGGCTCGCGGCGCAGCCCTTCGGGGATCTTGCCGAGGTCAGCCATAGGCATCCGCCTAGCAGAGGATCAGGCTAGAGCGCGGCACGGCTCGCGCCGTGCCCGCCGTCGTCTGTGGCCCTGCGGCGTGCAGCGGCCCGTGCATTGGGCAGAACCTCGTCCACAGGGATAAGCCAGCGTCCGCCCACCCTGTCGGCCGGGATCCTGCCTTCGATGATGCTTCGTCGGATCGTGTTGACGTGCTCGCCCGTCAGCTCCGAGAGCTGCCTGGGGGTGATCAGCTGGGGCAGTTCGTTGATGCTCATGCCTCTCTCCCTCTCTCTGGTTGGTCTCCGGATGGATGCGCCGTGCTCCAGCGGCAGCAGCGGTGCGCTCACTGAACGGTCGCTGAAATGCGGCGTGATGGCGAATATATCACGGAATGTTTCATATTGCGATATGTTGTCTTATAGAGTGAGTCAATACGTACCGTTTAGCTTCTCGATAAGTTATTTTCTGGTACAATATGTTGCGAAGCGTTGCGTTTGGGAATCGGCGAGCGGCTGGCACCGCTCCACGTTTCCTCCACATTCTGAAAGGTGGTGCGCTATGGCAGGAGGACTGAAGGAGTTGCGCAGGGCGGCGGGCTTCGCCTCCGCGCGCCAGTTCGCGGAGTCCCATGGCATCTCTGCCGCGACCTATACGCGCTACGAGAAAGATCCTGGGCACATCCCTATAAGGGCAGCCTGGGAGCTTGCCGATGCCCTGGGCGTGACCATTGACCAGGTTGTCGGGCGGGATGCAGGCGTGCGGGAGAAGCCCGAGGGCGAGGTGCAGCGCGCCTTCGACAGCCTGTCGCCGAGGTCCCAGGAAGAGCTCCTCGACCTCATCGAGGTCTTCCGCCAGCGAGACGAGCGCGACAGACGCAACGCAGCCATAAAGGCAGAGGCGTACTGGGAGCTCCTCGAGTCGCGCATAGAACGCTGCTATCTCGATAGGCTGGATGCCGGAGAGGGGAAGCCCGACCCGCTCCTGCTCACAGGCACGAGCGAAGAGCTCAGGTCCGGCTTCGAGAGCCTGGCCCGCGAATGGCTTATCGATACTGAAGCTCCCATGAACCCCTATGCACAGGATGTGCGCGGCGAGGGAGCGGTGGCCGCAGTGATGGATGCCTACGACCGCATGCATGGCAGCTATACGGATGACGGAGGCATGACCATCAGCTGGACGCTGGAGCCGCCTGCATCCGGGAGGGGAGGGGTGAGCACTCAGAACAGATAGCCAGAAAACAGGTGGGGCTTCAGGAGCTGGCACTCCTGAAGCCCGCATGTCCAATCCGGAGACCAATCCAAGAGAGGACGGTGACATTGTATGTCATCTGTCAGATTCACGTCCAAGCCCGAGCCCCACGCCGGCGCCAAGAGGCCGCTTCAGCGGCTGCGCCGAGAGGCCGGCTACCGCAGCGCCCGCGAGCTCGCCGAGAAGCTCAGCATCCCGCCCAGCACCTATGCCCGCTACGAGCGCACCCCAGAAGGCCCCGACTGCGGGATCCCTCTAGCGAACGCCTGGGCAATAGCAGATGCCCTCGGCTGCAGCATCGATGCCGTCGTCGGCCGCGAGGATATCGACCATCCGCGCGAGACCACGCTCGACGAGCGCGCCTCCAGGCTCTCGCGCAGCTCCCGTGCCACGCTCGACGACATGCTCGACTTCCTCGAAGCACGAGATGCTGCAGATGCGTCCATGCAGCGAAGGGCGGCGAGGTAGGATGGCGGAGCATGCAACCAAAGGCTTCATCATCCAGATGGAAAAGGACAAGCCCAAGAAGAAATGCCGCAAATGGCAGCTCCGCGTCTCGCTCGGCAAGGACCCGCGTACCGGGAAATACCGCACCAAGAGCAGACGCTTCGAAGGCACCTATTCGGAGGCCAAAGTCGCGCTTGCCAAGTTCATCGAGGAGATCGAGAGAGGCGATGTGCAGCCCAAGACCTCGTATACCTTCAGCGAGTATTCGAGCCACTATCTCGACCTCAGAAGGATGAGACGCGAGGTAGCTGAGACGACTCTCCAGCGCCAGGGGTTCCAGTTCCATGTCGCCTGCTCCCACATCGGGAATATGAAGCTCGAGAGTATCAAGCCGGAGACGCTTGAGAACATGTATATGGCCATGATGAGGGGAGAGACGCTTTCCGGCAGGCCGTCGGGCGGATCCTACGTCAACCAGATGCACGACAACATCCGGCTGGTCTTCCAGGCTGCTGTGGAGGAAGGCATCCTCGCATCCAATCCTTGCGACAGGGCGAGACCGCCGAAGATGGATACAAAGCCCAAGAAGGCTATCGATCCGGCAACGGCACACGAGTTTATCGAGGAGCTCGACCCGTCGGAGCCGAGGGACTGTGCCTATCTGCTGGCAATCACGATGGGGCTGCGCTGCGGCGAGGTGTGCGGACTGTCCTGGGGCGACATCAACTGGGATATGCACATAGCTGACATCAGCCACTCTTACGATAGGCTCGGCAACCTGAAGGAGCCTAAGACCAAGGCGGGCGTGCGCCTACTGCCTCTGCCGAGTGTGACCTATGATGCCCTGAAGACCATGAAGGCAGCACAGGCAAAACAGTTCGAGAAGACGAACCGATATCGCAAGCCAGAAGAAGGCTATCTTGTGCAGGACGAGTCCACACCAGTCATAGCCGGCAACTACGGCGAGAGGGTCCTGTCCAGCACTCTCTCGCGTTGGTGGGCAGAGGACCGCATGGCGTTCGGCCTAGGGGACTTCACATTCCATGAGCTGCGGCATACCTACCTCAGTCTGCTTGCGGAGAAGGGCGTGCATCCCAAGATCATGCAGGAGCTCGCTGGACACTCCAACGCCAGGATAACCATGGAGATTTATACGCATGTCAACATGGATGCCAAGCGCGAGGCTGTGGCCAGCGTCAGCGAAATCTTCTAGGAAAGTTTGCATAGCAGGAAATGACGAGGCTCTCTGTCTGTAGCAGAGAGCCTCGTTCTGAGTCTATTTGGATGGAGGGCTCCTGTAGCAAAAGGATATCTCGGCTAATATTGGTTCCATAGTTTGCCTGAGCCATATGTGCTATTTCTCGGCGTCTTCGTCAGTCACTACAGCGAGAATGCTCGAATCCTTATCTATGATGGCAAGATTCAATCCCAGCGCATTACATGCTCTGACTGCGGTGTTCAGCTTTACAAATCCGTGCTGCGATGCAAGCGTGTCAATATAGCTGGGATTTCTGCCCATCAATCTTGAAAGCCCTCTATGGGTCATATTGTTAATACTGCATAACGACCGCAGATAGTCTCTAGCGCTAATCGAAAACATGCCAAGCCTCACAATTCACAAGCTTAATATCGACCATGGAGTTCGGATGAATGGCGACTATAAATGTAATCACCGTTCAATACACCGTCGTTCATCCATGAATTATGGTAGATGGATCTAATTTGGTTGGGGGTCTTATGGGTCTATTTGGCAACGGGGAAACAAAAGAGCAGAAACTGGAGCGGAAGAAGCAGGCAATTCTCGATAAGTATGGCGTAGGGGATTTGTCTGATCCTCAAGATGTTGCATCAGTCAATCTGATTGCCAATGAGCTGGTAGGCAATAACATGATTGAGCTCGGCACGGCACTTAGCGGAAACGGTGTTGATGTTGCAGAGCTATCCTATCTCAGAGCGATTGTGGAGCAGAATTTCATGATTATTCGCCAGCTTGATAGACTGAACAAGAATATTGAGACTGATTCTAGATAATCTATGGATAAGCCCAGCCAAATGGCAATCTCGGACGACCGATGATATGCCCTTGCAGGAGTTCGCCCGCGCTCCAGTGCAAAGGGATAACCATGAGGCCTAAACGCATGTCGACATGGATACCAAGCACGAAATAGGAGGCGGCGTCCGAGAGATCTTCTGGGTCGGCCCATATGGTGAGAAATGACGAGACTCTCCGTTTGTAGCGGAGAGTCTCGCTTTGGGACCATTTGTAGCAAATTTGTAGCAGTAGGTCCCGGCAGTAATTTAGGAGCAAGAAAACACCGTGTCTGAACTGCGCTAATATAGGGAGAGAGCGTTTTGATGTGTCAAGAATACTACTGAGTGGGAATAGGGTTTTAGCCCATTTCATCTAGTCTCAACCCGCACGTCTAGTCGCGGTGGCTTGCAACTAGTGCTCTCTCTTGGACAAAGTCACCGGGACTTTCGGGGAG